ATGGAATTCTCGGATAGCCTCATTCTCGACGCGCCGCGCCGGACAAGCGCCGGGTATCTGGTTGCGCGGGCGCGTGCAGCTACCACCGGGGTTTACCAGTATGCAGGCTATGAGGTCGATCCGACCAACGCCCACGGCCTGCGCGACAAGCAGATTGTCAACGTCCTTCGGGACGAAAACACGGTGTTCGACAAGGCCGCCGTGCAGTCGTTTATCGGCAAGCCGGTCACCGACGATCACCCTTCTCAGCCGGTAACCGCCGCCAATTGGCGAGATCACGCGCGCGGCACCATCATGGGCGCGATGCGTGACGGAGAATACCTCGCCTTCGACCTGATGCTGACCGACGCAGGCGCGATCGCCAAGGTCGATGCGGGCAAGCGCGAGCTCTCCAACGGCTATACCGCCAATCTGGAATTCGGCCAGTTTACTGCGCCGGACGGCACGGTCTGTGACGCGCGCCAGTCGAAAATCACGGGCGGCAACCATGTCGCCATCGTCGATCGGGGCCGGGCTGGCTCCGCGTGCCGAATCGGTGATGGTCTGCCGCAGTTGATGAGCGATGGGGTAAAGGAAGCTGCGTCGTGGCTCAAAAAGGCCATCGCGCTTCATAAGAAGCACATGGACGGATCGGCACCCACGACCGGTGCAGCCGGCGAAAAAAGCCAAATGCTCATGATGGAGCAGATGGAGAATGCGCTCGCGGCGTTAGTCGCCACCACTTCTAAGTCGCGCCCTTCCATGAAAATGGACCGCACCGGTTCCCAATGCCGAATCTCGGACAGCAAGCCCTTTGCTGCCTGCGATGCCAACCCCGCCATCCTGGCGGACCTAAACAAGGAAAAAGTGATGAAGAAGATCGTGCTCGACGGTCTGCAGGTCGATTTGTCGGACGCGGATGCAGTCGCAGCCGCGTTCACCAAGCTGCAGGACCAGGCCAAGGCTTCCGCTGATGAAGCCGACGAACACAAGAAGAAGATGGCTGCAATGGACGGTGAAATCGCCGCTCTGACCAAGCAGCTGGCCGATGCAAAGGCCGCAGCCGAACCCGCTGCCATCGACAAGCTGGTCGCTGATCGCGCCGCGCTGGTTGCCACCGTCAAGGCGCTCGACGCCTCGATCGTCACCGATGGCAAGACCGATGCGGAAATCCGCCGCGCACTGGTCGAGGCCAAGCTTGGCGACGACGGCAAGGCGCTCGAGGATGCTGCCATCCCCGGCGCGTTCGCCGTGCTGGCACGCGATTCCGGCTCGTGGGCTTCCGCCGCCAAGGTCGTGCACATCGACGCTCGTGCGAACGTCGTGGATGCCCGCGCTACCGTCAACGCCATCCGCGCTTCGCGCTACGCATAAGGAGCCAGCACAATGCCTGTCCTTCAGAGCACCTATTCCGACGATCTCCCGGTTGCCTATGCCGGTATGATCGGCAACGGCGAGACGTCGAACCGCATCACCCGCACGGTCGAGACCAGCGGCGGTATTGCCTTTGGCCGCCCCGTCTATCGCGGCACCGGCGACCACGGCTGCACCAGCACCGTTGGCACGCTGGCGACGTTCCTGGGCTGGACCATCGCGACCTCGGCCTTGGCCCCGGTGGCTGGTCAGGATGCCGATGAATATCAGCAGTATGACAACGCCTCGATCCTCACCAGCGGCGCCATCTACGTGACCGTGACCGGCAACGTCGACGATGGCGCGGCCATCACGATCGGCACCGGCGCCGGCGCGGCCGACGACATCGGCACGACCGCAGCGGACGCGACGCACATCGCGACCGGCTGGATCGCCGACCAGACTGTTACCGGCGGCGGTCTCTGCCGCATTGTCAAGCGCTAAGGAGGCGTGGAAATGAACGCGATTACCAATCTCTACGACAGCGCTTCGGGCATCAAGGATCCGGGCCTGTTCATGGCCGCCGACGCGGACGTGAAGCGCGCCGTCATCTCGACCTGGGCCGCGGACAACGCGCGCCATGCCGCGACCTTCGCCGATAAGGTCGATGCGTTCTTCTCGGATGCGCAGGTCGGCTATGCCTTCCTGACGCCGCAGCTGCACCGCATCGAGGCCGAGGTCTACATGACCCGCTATCCCTCGTATGACATCACGCCCTTCATGCCGGTCATCACCGACGGCGATATGTGGGATGTCGGCACGCTGGTCTATTCGATGGACAATGTGGGCCATGCCGAGTTCATGGCAGGCGGCACGTTCGACGTGCCTTATGCCAGCACTCAGATGTCGCAGGCCACCCGCAACTTCCACCTGGCCGCGATCGGCTATGAGTGGAATACGCAGGAACTGCAGCGCGCTGCCAAGCTGGGCCGCTCGCTCTCGTCCGACAAGGCGCAGGCCGCTGTCATGGCAGCCGACCGCTTCATCTACGGCATCGCGATGACGGGCCGCAACGCCAAGGGCGTCGATGAGAAGGGCTGGACCGGCTTCACCAACGCATCGGGCGTGACGTCGGCGCAGGTCGCTGCGGATGGCACCAGCTCGTCGCGTCTGTGGACGGCCAAGACCCCGGCGCAGATCCTGCGTGACATCAATGCCGCGCTGACCGCTGTGGAAACCGGCACCAGAGAGACCTCGATCGCCGACACGCTCGTTCTGCCGACCAGCGCCTACAACTACATCGCGACCACGCCGCGCGCCGATGGTTCGGACATGACTGTCCTTTCCTATCTGCGTGCGAACAACGTGTTCGGCCCGAACCTGACCATCCTCAAGAGCCGCGCGCTCGAGACGGCGGGCACGGGTAGCACGACCCGTCTGGTGGCTTACGAGCGCAATCCGCAGGTTCTGCGCTTCCTGCTGCCTGCGCCGCACCAGTTCCTGCCCGCATTCCAGAAGTCCAGCCTGACCTACGAGGTTGCTGGCCTGATGAATGTCGGCGGCCTGGATGTTCGCCTGCCCAAGGCGATCGTTTACCGCGACAGCTTCTAAGGTGGCTGGCGTGGCAAGGTATCGCAACATCGCGCCGGGCCCGCGTGGCGGCTATCTCAAGGGCAACCTTGTGGAAGTCGCGCCGGGCCAGGAGGCCGAACTCGACGACGCTCCCGAGGAGTGGTTCGAGGAGGTCGACGCAGGCCCCAAGCCCAAGCGGACGGGCAAGGCTGCAGCCGCAGAGTAACGTTAGACGCCGAACAGCGTCAGGGGTGGGCCCGCTCGGGAAGCCGGGCGTGCCTATTCGGCGGGTGTCGGCCTTGCGGCGGGCTTCGGTGTCGCTGTGGGCGCTGGGCAATCGATTGCCGAGGCGGTGGGCGTCTCGTTCGGCCAGGCGAGCGCGAATGGTGCAGGCCTGTCGCTCGTGCCCAAGCCGTCCAGCCCCGCGCGCGCTGTCCGTAGCACCGTAGAGCCCCGCATTGCAGGGTCCGTAACCGTGGCGCGTGAGGCAGGCTCGATCGCCGGGGGGCGGGTCGCTTCGATCGACGCAGCACCGCGCGCCACATCATCACCCCGGCCAAGGAGGGCCGCATAATGGCGCAAAGCTGGCCGTCCAAAGACCCCGACGAGACACTCGACTATAGCTGGACCGTCCCGATCGACGCGGACGACGCGATTACCAGCGCCGCGCTCACCGTCGTTTCCGGCACCGTCACGATCGCCAGCCAGGATGCCACCGCGACCGGGCTAACCGCGTTCCTCTCCGGCGGCACCGACGGCGAAACGGCGATCTTCTCGGGCACTGCCACGACCGAGGGCGGGCGCACGTTCGAGGAAACCTTCTATCTGGTCGTCCGCACCGCAGTTGACGCCGAGGTCGCGGCCCTGCGCGCGCGCTATCCCGCCTTCGCCAGCGTGCCGTCTGCCACGATCCGCTACTGGCTGGACGATGCTGCGCGGTTCGTCGATTCGAGCTGGACCGATGCGGATCGGCCGATTGGGCTGCTTGCCTGCGCAGCGCACCACATGGCGATGAACGGGCTGGGCAGCGAGGCGGCAACCCCGCAGGGCGTGACCAGCTTCAAGTCCGGCACCTTCTCTGCCACCGTCGACGCGCGCCAGGCGGGGCGCACCGGCATGTCTGCCACCCGCTACGGCCAGGAGTTCCTGATGCTGACCCGCCGTAATCGCGGCGCGGCTCGCGTGATTGCCGCAGGGCGCGCGGTGAACAACGATTGGCCTTATCGCGCATGACCATTCCCGCTGCCTTTGCCAGCATCGCAGCGCGCATGTCCGGCGCAATCGGCGCGCCCTTCATCGACGCCACGGCGGAATGGCCCGGCACCCCTACCCTCACCCCCGGCGGCTCGATCGCCACGCCCGGCACCCCGGTCATCATTCCGTGCCGCGTCCAGTTCGATGCGGTCACGCACGCCATGCGAGCGCGCGACGACTATCAGGACCGCGACGTTCGGATCCTCGTGCTCGGTTCCGGCCTCTCGCGCCCGATCGATAGCGAGGCGACCATCACGGTCGAGACCGGCCCCTATGCAGGTTCGTGGTTGCTGCGCAGCGCGATTACCGACCCCGCTGGCATCGGTTACGAGTGCCTGGGGCGCAGGGGATGACCGGCTCGCGCATCCGAGGCGGCAAGGCGCACCTCGCGCGCCTGCGCAAGCTCGAGAAGGACACCGCCCGCTTCGTCGGCAAGGCGCTGTTCGCCGGTGGCGAGAGCATCCAGATCGAGGCGCAGCTTTCGATCACGCAAGGCGCGGTCAGCGGCAAGAACCACGTCCCGTCAAAGCCGGGCGAGCCGCCGAACCAGAACACGGGCAGGCTGGGCGACAATATCGAGACGGTGCAGAAGGGGACGCTGCTGGTCGAGGTGTCGAGCAACGCGCCCTATTCCATCCCGCTCGAGTTCGGCACATCGAAGATGGCCGCCCGTCCCTTCATGCGCCCGGCGCGCGACAAGAAGCGCGCCGAGGTCGTGGCGCTGGTCGAGCGCGCGGTATCGCAGGCCGTGCGCCAATCGCGCAGTAACGCAAAGGATTGAACATGAACGTAACGCTTGACCAGAGCTGGACCTATCGCACCCCGCTGCTGACCATCGAATACCCCGCCGGGGAGCACGACATGCCCGACGATCACGCGGCGGCGGCGCTCGCGGCCAACGTCATCAAGGAGAAGCGCAATGGCAACCGGACTGGTCAGACTGTCCCGCCAAGCGGTGCTGACAGCCCTGAAAGCTGACACGGGCGTTACCGCGCTCGTTCCCGCCGCTTCGATCCACGGCCAGTCCCCGCTTTCCGAGCCGTCCTGGCCGTTCATCAAGCTCGGCTCCATCACCTTCGCCCCGCTCGACGCGGCGTGCGTCGCGGGCGGCGTGGGCCGCATCGTCGTGCACGCCTTCGCCAAGCCGGTCAAGAACGGCAGGCAGGTCACGCAGACAGCTGAGGATCATGCCGGGCTGATCCAGTCCGCGATCGAGGCGGCGCTGCACAAGGCGCGCCTGCCGCTCGCCGGTGGCACCATGACGCTCAAGAGCATCAACAATGACCTGCTGGTCGATGGCGCCGAGCCGGAAGCTTTCCATGCGGTTACGGATTTTCGTGCAAGGGTCATCGCCGCGTGATACTGTCGGCGCGATGGCAGAAACCCCCGACCCCGCTGCACTGGCGCTGATCAAGCAACTCTACAAGCGCGGGCTGATCGATCTCGACGATATCGAGGAGATGGCGGACGAGGCCGGGCCGGAATCCGCGCACCTCATCCGCATGATGGCGATCGAGGCCGAGGCACCATCGCAAGCCGATTGGGAAGCCGAGCGCGCGCGCCGTCAATTCCGCGTCGTCCGTAAAGAGGACTGACAAACGCCATAGCATCCCGCGCAATATCCACGCGCGGAGATCATGGCATGAGCCTTCCCAACGAGTTTGATTTTGGCCTGCTCAAGGTGGGCAACGGCGCAACCCCCGAGGTATTCACGACCGTCTGTGGCATCATTGATGTCGCGGTCAACGAGAGCGTCGACACCACCTCGCGCCGCGTGCGCGATTGCACCACGCCCAACAAGCCCGGCGTGACCAAGGTGAAGGTCAATGGCACCTCGTGGACCATCACGGCCTCCGGTCTCACCAATGCGAGCGAGGAAACCAATCTGCGCGCCCTGCTCGGCAAGCTGAACAACTACAAGGTCGAGGCCTATGACGACGACGGCACCGATGCGGGCGACCTGCTCGGCACGTGGTCGGGCGGCGCTGTCCTGACCGCCAAGAACATCAACGTCAACCGCGATAGCGACTCCGCGATCGAGCTGACCCTTGAAGGCGACGGAGCGCTGGCCTGGGCGGCGGCATGACGCATGGAAACCGCCCTCTCCCTTGAGTTCGCCGACGGCACCTATGCCTTCGACCTGAAACTGCCGCAGATTATCGAGCTGCAGGAAAAGTGCGGCACGATCGGCCCGGACGGCGCGCGCCAGCGCAAAGGTATCTTGGCGATTTATTCCAGCGTCATGGCAGGAGCGGCCATCAATTATGACGGCGAAGTAATCGGCCTGCCAGAAGATGCGGAGGCAGCTGTGCAGGAGGTTTACGAAACCATCCGGCTCGCGCTCGTTGGCGGGGGCGAGGCGTCCATAAATGGCGAGACTGTCAGAATTGCACCTTTGGACGCGAAGCGGTTGATGGAGAACTATGTCCACACAATGCCGCTGGCATCTGCTTGGAAGCTGGCAAAGGTCATCCTGCGCGCCAAAGTCCATGGATACGAAGGTAAAAAAAAAGCGGTAGCGCCGGAAGCGGACGGCGCCAGCGAGACGCAAGCGGATTCTGCGACCCCAGCGTGATTTACGCCAACTGCGCGGCGATGCACGTAAACCCCGAGGCTCTGACGTGGTGGGAATACACGGCCCTTCTGGCCGGATGGAACGCCATGCACGCCGATACCAGCAACAGCGCTCCCGACCCTGAGAAGCTGGACAAACTGCGTCGGTTCACCGCGGCGCACGGCCTTGGAGCGCCCAACTGATGGCAACCGAAATTGACCCTGTCATTCTGGTTCTTGAAGCTCGGTTGGACAAATACGAAGCCGGATTGCGGAATGCGGTCAGAACTTCGGATCAATCATTCGGCCGCATCGACCGCGACGTAAGGCGGCTCGAGCAGCAGTTCAGCCGGTCAAGCGCCGCGATCGGGGGCAGCCTGCGCGGACTGGCCGGCACGTTCGCCGCCGCGGTCACGACGCAGCAGGTCACGGGCCTGATCGACAGCTACACCCGCCTGCAGAACAGCCTCAAGGTCGCGGGCGTCGAGGGGGAGAGCCTGGCGCAGGTGCAGAGCCGCCTGCTCGACCTGTCGGGCCGCTATGGCGTCAACATCGAGGAGCTGGCGCGCCTGTTCGGCAATTCCTCGCAAGCCGCGTCCGATCTCGGTGCGAGCCAGGACCAGCTGCTCACGCTGACCGAGGCGACGGCGCAGGCGCTCAAGATCACCGGCACCAGCGCGGCACAAGCGCAAGGCGCGATCCTGGGCCTGACGCAGGCGCTCGCCAGCGGCACCGTGCGGGCCGAGGAGTTCAACCAGATCAACGAGGGGGGCTTGCGTCCCCTGCTCCAGCTCGTCGCCAATACCGAGCGCTATGGCGGCAGCGTTGCCCAGCTTCGCAATGCCGTGGTCGAGGGCAAGGTTTCGAGCCAGGAGTTCTACCAGGCGATCCTCGCGGGCAGCGAGGTGCTTGGCGGGCAGGCCAGCAAGGCGACCCTGACGATCGCGGGCGCGTTCGAATCGCTCAACAGCCAGCTGACGGTTTATGTCGGGCAGGCGGCGGAAGCGAATGGCGCGAGTGCGGCGATTGCAGGCGGCTTGCAGTTGCTCGCAAACAACCTCGACGTGGTGATCCCGGCTATTGCAGTGCTGGCATCAACGATCGCAGTTCAGTTCGTCGCGGCAAATGTCGCTGCACAGGCGGCGCTTGGTGGGACCGCGGCAAGCATGGGCGTTGTAGGGGCGGCGTCCTTTGCCCTGCAAGCAAGACTACTCGGCGCCGCGACGGGTATGGAGGCTGCCGCATTCGCAGCGCGAGGCCTGCAGGCCGCGTTGCTCGGCCCGGTGGGCATCGGGCTGGCGGTTACTGCGGTTGCGCTTGGGCTGAGCTATCTCGCCACGCGCACGCAAGAGGCCGCGCAGGCGAGCCAGACCTACGCCAAAATCCAGAACGAGGCGAAGCTGCAGACCGATCGTGCGGCAGACGCGGCTGACCGCCTCGCCACGGCCCACGGGAAGGCCCGGGCCCAAGCGCTCGCCCAGGCTCAGGCTGAGCGTGAGAACACCAAGCAAAAGCTGATCTCGGCACAAGCCAGTCTGATCCTGGCCCAGGCCGAGGCATCACGCGCTCGCGAGTTCGCCAAGCGCACTCGTGCCAGCGGTGGGCTGGCCGCGGCCGATCCGCGCGTCGCGCAAGCCGGGGGACGCAGGCTGGCAGATGCAGCGGCAGCGAGTTCCGCGACAGCAGAGGCCAACATCAAGGCAGCCGAGGATTCGGTTCGTTCGCTCCAGGCCAGCCTCGATCGCATCGATGCTGCGATCAAGAGTGTTCCCGGGGTTGCCAATGTCCCGGCGGTCAATACCCGGCGCTTGGGTGGCGGCGGCTCTGCGACCGGTGGCGGACCGGTTGACGTGGCGGGCGCAGGGCGCGCAGGCCGTGACGTCGGCGGCGCGATTGCTGAGGCGTTGCGCCGTCTTGACCAGTTCACGCGCAACCAGTTCGATCTCGCCAGCGCGGGCAATCAGAATGAGCAGGATCTGCTTCGCTCTGGGCTGCGCATCGTGCGGACACGGGAAGAGCGCACTGCAATCGAAAAGCGTTTGATTGCACTGCAGTTTAGCCAGGAACGGGCCGAGCAAGAGCTGGTCCTGAATACGCTGGACAGCACAAAAACAGCGAAGGACATCGCACGCGCTCGATTGGCTGTCCTCGATGCCCTTCAAAAGCAAGCCGATAAAGAAGCGGAGATCGCGAATGAATCGCCGGGTCAACGCTTTCTGCGTGAGGTGTCGCTCACGGGTGAGGAAATCAACGACGAGGTTGAGCTTGTAGCGACGCGCGGCCTCCAAAACCTGAACGACCAACTCGTCGATGCAATCTTCAACGCCGAATCTCTCGGCGACGTATTCAGCAACGTGGCGAAATCCATCGTCGCCGACCTGTTGCGCATCGCGATCCAGCAGGCCGTCATTCGCCCGCTGGCTGAAAACCTCTTCGGCGGCGGCGGCGGCGGTGGCGGCATCTTCTCGGCCATCGGTTCCCTGCTGAACTTTGCGCCTGGCCGCGCATCCGGCGGGCCGGTGTCCGCTGGACGTCTCTACCGCGTGAACGAGGCGGCGGGCGCGGGTGGCGTCGAGCTGTTTCAGCCCGCGCAGAACGGCAACATCGTCCCGCTCGGCCAGACCCGGGCGGCGATGGGCGGCGGCCAGCAATCCATCTCCGGCACCATCACCATATCGCTGTCCGAGGATATCGACGGGCGCATCGTGTCCGTAGCTGGCCCTCTCTCCGTCCAGATAGTGCGAGAGGCGTCCGGGCCCCTGATCGAGGCAAGCGCGAACGAGGCGCTGCGCCGGGCGGGGAGGCCGAAACTGTGACCGAGATCATTGTCCCCGATTACAGCGCGATGGTCATCACGAACCTGACGCCGAACTTTCCGAGCCGGGTCAACCGCTCGGCATGGACCGGCAAGCGCAAGGTCGTGGGCCAGCCCGGCGGCGAGAACTGGACCGGCAAGCTTATCGTCCCCGACATCGCGACCGAGATCGAGGAGCGCAAGTGGCGCGCCTTTCTGGTCGCGCTGCGCGGCCCGCAAAACTGGTTCAAGTGGTTCCTGCCGTGCCAGGCGCACACCGGGGCCAAGCCGCTCGTCAACAACACACCCGCGCCCGGTTACGAGCTCTCGCTCGACGGCATGACGCCGTCCACCACGATCCTGACGGCAGGCTGCTTCCTGACCGTGCCCCTGCCCAGCGGACACAAGCGGCTCGTCTGCCTCACCGAGGATATGGTCACGAACAGCAGCGGTCAGGCGATCGCCAGGTTCGGCCCGGCGCTCGGCGAGATCCCGGCCAACAATGTCGAGGTCGAGAGCAAGGCCCCCTACATCCCGCTCGCCCTTACCAACACCAATACCGGCATCGACTATTCCGACGCGATCGCAGGGATTGAGCTTGACGTCGAGGAGGCGAAATGAGCCTTCCCGATATCGATGCTGTCGCCGCGCTCGACGCGCCGGTCATCAAGCCTGTCTGGTTCGCCTTTCTCGACATCAACGGCGACCCGGTGCGGTGCAACACGTCCGGCGTCAGCTTGCTGGTAGACGGCACCGGCGACCCTGATCTCGACGGCCAGACCTTTACCGGTATCGGCGGCGATCTCGTCGATATCTCGCCCGTTTCCGTTCGCGAGGGCGGTTCGGAGCGGGTGACGGCGCAGTTGAGCGGCCTGCCTCCGCTCGACGACGACATTCTCGAGCAGCTGGACAATCCAGCCAACTGGCAGGGCCGCGTCGCCCGGCTCTGGCGCACGATCCGCAATGCGGCGAACGAGCAGGAGGGCGGGTTTCAGGCCTATTACACCGGCTATATGACCGCGCTGGACTTCGCAGGCGACGAGTCCGGCGGCATCATCCGCGTCACGATCGAGACCTATCTCGCGGCGTTTAGCCAGGCCAGCAACCGCACCTATCTGGACCAGGAGCGCTACGACCCCGACGATTGGTCAGCGCGCGCCTCGATCGCGATTGCCAACGGCCTGACGCAGAACCCCGGCGCGATCATCGGCGGCGGCTATGGCTATGGAAGCGGTGGCAGTGGCGGTGGCGGTGGCATCAGCCCGAGGACGGCCGATCTATGACCGCGCGGCGATCGACATGGGAAGCCGATCTCGCGGCCTATCTGGCGCAGAAGGCGACGGAGCCGTTCGAGTATGGCGTCAACGACTGCTGTCTGTTCGGCGCGGGCGCTGCGGCGGCGCAGACCGGCGTGGACAACGCGGCGGCGTTCCGGGGGCGCTACAGCACCGAGATTGGCGCGGCGCGCGCGCTTCGCCGCATCGGCGCGGGCGATATCGAGAGCACCTTCGACAGCTTCTATCCCGAGCGCCCGATCGGCTTCGCGCGGCGCGGCGACCTCGTGTTCAACGGCGAGGCGGTCGGCGTCTGCATCGGCGCGGTTGCCGTGTTCCTGTCCGACGATGGCTACAGCCATGTTCCGCGCGCCCAGTGGCGCAAGGCCTGGGCTGTATGAGCAAGCAGTGCTCCTCATGCAAAGAAGTATTGCCGCAGGCTGCGTTCAACCGGCAGTCAAAGGCAAGAGACGGCCTATCTAGTTGGTGCAGATCGTGCAACGCGGCTAATTGCCGCCGCCATTACCAAGACAATAAGGCTGAGTTTCTTGCCAAATGTCGTGAGAGTTATGCGGCCCGGAAAGCGAGCGATCCGCAGAAGCAGAGAGACATCCGCAACGCATGGCGTCGCGCTAACCCCGACAAGCAAAACGAATCCGTGGCTCGTTGGCGCGACGAAAACCGCGAGGAGTATCTTAAGCGGCACAGAGCCTATCAATCCAAGAGGCGCGAGAGGGCATTGGGCAGCACGGAGCACTACACCGCAAATGACGTGCAGCAAGCATTTTTCGACCAAGGTGGGTGTTGCGCATACTGCCGAGAGGCCCTGAGTTCTGATTTTCATGTCGACCATGTGACCCCCTTGTCACGCGGGGGTAGCAACTCCGCTGACAACATCGCGTTGGCCTGCCCACCCTGCAATCTGAGCAAGGGCGCGAAACTCCTCACTGAATGGGGAGGTCGTCATTTCTAAGGTTCTCAAGATCGCCGCAGCGGTTGTCGGCGCGGCAGCCATCATCATCGCAACCGGCGGCGCGGCGGCATTCGGGATCGCGGGCGCGCTTTCCACGACCGTCGCAGGCATAAGCGCGGGTGCACTGCTCACCGTCTCGTCCGCCCTGTCGATCGGCGCGTCTTTGCTCGCCAAGAAGCCCAAGGCGCCATCCGTCAACGCGGCCAATATCGATCGCCTCAACAGCACGATCGACCTGCGCACTCCGCGCAAGATCGTGTGGGGCGACACCGCGGGCGCGAATGACGTTCGCGACCAGGAATATACCGACAACCAGACCGTCCTGCACCGCTTCATCGTGGTCGCCAGCCACAAGGTCCATTCGATCTACGAAATCTGGTTCGACGATGAGAAGGCGTGGGACAGCGTGTCCGGCGTCGCGGCCAAGTTCGCGGGCTATCTCACCGTTACCCCGGTCACCGAGGGGAATGCCTTCAACGCCATCAACATCAGCCCGCGCATGGGATCGAGCCGCCGCTACACCGGCCTCGCCTATGTCTATCTGCGCTTCAAGCTGACCGGCAACACCAAAAAGACCGAGAGCCCGTTCGTCCAGTCGATCCCAACGCGCGTGACGATCCGCACCAAGGGCGCATACATGTATGACCCGCGCCTCGACAGCACGCGCGGCGGTAGCGGCCCGCACCGCGCCGACGATCAATCGACCTGGGAATGGAGCGAGAGCGCATCGCGCAACCCGGCGCTGCAAATGCTCTGGTGGATGCTGGGCTGGCGAATCAACGGCAAGATCGCCGTCGGCGGCGGCATCCCGCCCGAACGCATCGACATGGAATCCTTCATCACCGCCGCCAACCTTTGCGACGAGGATGTCTCGATCGCAGCCGGCGGGACTGAACCGCGCTATCGCAGCGACGGCGTGGTCAGCGAAGGCGATAGCCCGACCGTCATCATGGACGCGCTCAAGGCCGCGATGAATGCCGACCTTGACGACGTCGGCGGCAAGCTGCGGCTGTTCGTGTTCCACAACGACCTTGGCACCCCGCTCGCCGATTTCACCAGCGACGATATCCTCGGCGCGTTCGAGTATCGCGCCACCGCCGCGCTGGACGAGAGCTTCAACGTCGTGCGCGGCACCTATACCGACCCGCGCGACCAGGCGCTCTATCAGCAGATCGACTATCCGCAGGTCGAGCTCCCGAGCCGGGACGGCATCGACCGTATCGACACCTTCCCCCTCGCCCTTGTCCAGTCGCCCAGCCAGGCCCAGCGCCTCGCCAAGCAGCGCCTGCAGCGTATGCAGTTTGGCGGCGTGTTCACCGCGACCGGGCAGGCGACATGGTGGAAGGTCCAGAAGAACAGCGTCGTTCGCCTCACCTTCCCGCCGCGCGGATGGGTCAACAAGCTGTTCCGCGTGGCCGAGCTCGAGCACCGCGTCGATGGCACCGTGCCGATCACGCTGCGCGAGGAAGCGGCGCAGATCTATGCCTGGGACGAGGAGGAAGGCGCGCCGGTCCAGGCGAACAACGGGCTTGGCTATAACCGGGCCGAGAACCCCATCGTTATCGCCATCGACGACAGCGGCGCGGTCATCCCGACCCCGGGCAGCCCGATCGTCAGCACCGTGCGCAACGAGTTCGGCGAGCCGCGCGATCCGGCGCAGCTGCTCAACAGTTCCTTGAGCGCCACGCAGGGCGGCCGCATCGGCTATGAGGGTCAGGAGGGCCGGGTCGAGGTTATGCGGCTCACGCCTCGCCTGCTGGAAACCGCGCCCGCATCGGCGATCACGCAGGTCGATAGCGATATCGACAGTCTCCGCCGCGCCATCACGCTGGCGTTGCGCGAGACAACCGGCGTGCGCAAGACGCTGCGCGACGCGGGGGTCTATGTCGATCCCGAGAATGGCCAGGTCAAGATCAGCGCGATCGACCAGACGGCGGAGCGGTTGAATGAGGTCGGCATCATCCTCGATGCGCAGGCGGCGACGATCAACCTCAAGGCCAGCACCAACTACGTCGACGAGCAGATCATCCTCGCCGTGCTCAACCCCGAGCAGGCCGCGGAACTCGGCCCGCTCATCACCCGCCTGACGCAGGCCGAGACGGACATCGACGGCCTTAACGCCACGATCATCACCAAGGCATCGGTCGTGGACCTGAACACGCTCGGCGGGCGCGTGACCACCGCAGAGACCGATATCGACGCGCTGCAGGGCGAGATCACGCTCAAGGTCAGCAACACGACCTTCGATGCGCTGGCCGATCGTGTGACGACCGCCGAGACGCAGCTTGAGGCCATCCCCGACGCGGCCTCGATCACGAACTCTGTCAACGCCACGCGCCTCGTGCAGCGCCAGGCCGACGACCTCACCGATGCGAACATCCTTGGGTTGATCCTCGGCGACCGGGCCAAGCGTGACCAGGTGGCTGCCATCGCGGCGGCGCGGAACGAGCTGGGCGCGCGCATCACCGAGGAAGGCGAGGCGCAGGCGCGGTTCGCCGTTGCATTGCAAGCGCGCGTCGGCGCGGCGGAAAGCTCCATCGCGACCGAGAGCCTCACCCGCGCCAATCAATTCGGTTCGCTGGCCCAATCGCTGACGTCTCTCCAAGCCTCGTTCGATACCGAGGTGGGCACGCTGCAGGGCAATATCGACGCGCTGGCGCAGGTTGTCACCGACGAGACGGGCGCGCTGTCCACGACCATCAGCGAGGTCAGCGCGGCGCTTACGCAAGAGATCAAGGATCGCGAGGAGGCAGTCGATACGGTCGATGCGCGCGTGACCTCGGTCGACGAGGCCAGCATCGAGCGGGATGGCGAGATACGCGGCCTCATCACGCGCCAATCGACGGCCATTCGCGGCTCGCAGGAGGAGGCGGCGCGCTTTCAGGATGGCGTCATCAGCGGGCTCTTGCTCGGCGATCGTGCGGCGCGCCAGGCGAACCAGCAGATTGCATTCGCGCGCGAGGAAATCGTCACGCAACTGACCGACCTCGAAAGCGGCTTTTCGTCCAGCCTGTTCGCGCTGGGCCTCCGCATCGGCGCGGCGGAAGGCTCGATCCGCGAGCTCGACCGGATCGTCATCGAGAACAACACGACGCTGGTGCAGAGCATCGACACGCTGCGGCTCGACACCGAGGTGCTGGTCGGCGGGACAAACACGCGCGTCGATACGGTCGAGAGTGACCTCGGCAACACCATCGGGCGCGTGGGCACGCTCGAGGAGGATTTGCCCGCTGGACTGGCAGCTGAGGCAGCGGCGCGCAACGTCGCAATTTCCGGCGCGATCACCAGCGAGCGCGTGCTGTGGCAGGAAGGCGACAGCATCCTCGCGGGAAGCATCACAACGCTATCGACGACGGTTGACGAGAACACGGCCACGCTGGCGATTTACGGCGAAAGCATCGACGGGTTGGAAGCGCGCGGCGGCATTCGGTTTGACATCAATGGCCGTATCAGCGGCGTTGGCGTGACCGCGACGGCCACCACGACCAAGATGACCCCCGTGGTCGACGCTTTCGAGATTGTCGATCCCGATACAGGCTTTGCCTATCTGACCGCCGACGAGGACGGCCTGCGCCTGCAAAACGGCAAGATCGTTCTGGACACCGGCACCAACATGAAGGTGCAGGGGCTTGGCTTTGGAACGTCTAACCAGTTCGTCTCATGGTATGGGCCGACGCGCGCCCTTAACCTGTGTGACGAGGCGAGCGCATACAGCTACGAAAAAGTCGACGGTTCCGCCTATTTCGGCGGTTCGCTCTCTGCGGGGGTCATTCGCAATTCCGCAAGAACAACGGACATTACCAACGCCGCCACTATCACGATTGGGCCGTTCGGCACCAACGGCGAGCCGATCCTCGTTGTCACAAGCTACGGCCTGATCAGCGGCCAGACCATTGCCTATCCCGCCACGACCGCGGGGCTGGACGATTGGGAGGAAGCCGTAACCCTTTGGGGCGCGACGGCAACCGGCACCAACCCGAACCGGGCCGTGAACGCGACCAAGGCGATCAGTTGCTCCATCATTGTCGAGACAGACGGGCCGCTTGGGGCAAGCAGCTCGCCATTCTCCACCCTGACTATCAGTGGCGGCACGGAAACGCTGGTCGGCACCGCGCCCATCGTTGGGGATAGCGATGGGGTGCTTGTCTACACACGCACAATTTCCGGCTCCGTCACCGCGACGGACAACAGCGGAGGCACTGCCAACCGCACTTTCATCGCGACACTTACGACGCGGACCGACGCTGTGCTCGGGACGATCCAGAGTCAAACCATCTCCCTCACAGCGACCGAAGAATAAGGAGCAAGAGCAATGGAGGCGCAAGCTTTACCAAAACGACGGGCGGCGCAGCGGCCTGACCTCGACCGTAAATCTTGAGGACAGCCTGTCCCAGTCTATGACCCTGATTAGCACTGAACAGATCACCTAGGAGCGAAAGCAATGGTCGCGTTTTACAATACCGGCACGATCAGCATCAACAGCGGCAGCACCGCGCTGACCGGTGTTGGGACCGAGTGGAACGAGAATGTCAGGCCGGGCATGGCCGTCGAGTTTCTCGACGAGCACGGTTCTTTCGAGATTCTGTCCGTCAACAGCAACACCTCGATCACGCTGGGGCGCCCGCGTGTTGGCGGCAATCTCAGCGGCGCGCCCTATCAGATCGTCCCCATTCGTGGGCTCGACATCACCAACCAGAACCTGCTTTCGGAGCTCATTACCGACTATCAGGATGTCGTGCTCGGCATCGGTGCGGGGCTTATCCCCGACGGCACGGCCAGCACTCCCGCCCTGCGCTTCTCGGCGGACCAAGACACCGGGGTTTACCGGATCGGTGCCAACGCATTCGGTGTGGCAACCGGCGGCGCGCTTCGCATGGCCGTGGTGGGCACGAACAACTTCCTGCTCGGCGGCGCGACGACATCTGCCTATTCGGCGACCAATCGCACGGCGGTCCAGATCGATGGCGTGGAAGGTGTTGTGCTGGCGTTCCGCGCGGCCAGCACGAACCGCGGCTATATGTTCGCCACCGCAGACCAGATCCTGCTGGAGGCCGAGCCCACTGCCCAGCTCAAGCTGAGCACGCTCGGGTCCAAGCCCATCGTCATCGCGACCGCCAACGTCGATCGGTTCAAGTTCCTCGAGACCGGCCCATTCGTCGGTGGCAAGGCCGCGTCGGATGTCACCGTTCAGGGTGTCGAGATCAATCCAAGCGGCAGCTTCTCTGCCACATCGGTCAACACGTTCGGCGGCTATTTCAACCGCTTGAGCAGCGACGGCTCTGTCATCTCCCTGCGCCGCCAGGGCACGGAAGTCGGCAACATCTTCGTCACGACCACCGCGACGACCTACAACACCAGCTCCGACTATCGCCTCAAGGAAAACCTGGAGCCGCTGACCGGCTCGGGCGCGTTCATCGACGCGCTCAACCCGGTGCGCGGCATGTGGAAGAACGGCGGCGACACCTTCATCGGCCTGATCGCCCATGAGGTGCAGGAGGTTTGCGAAACGCCCGTCGCGACCGGGGAGAAGGACGGCGAGGACATGCAGGCGCTGGCCTATGGCGCGCCGGAAATCACGGCCCACATGATCGCGGAGCTCAAATCGCTCCGCGCGCGCGTCGCCGCATTGGAAGCGGCGGAATGACCAGCGACCACATCTCAGACGGCATCAAGCACGGCATTGATGCGCTCTCCATCGCCACCCTCTTGGGGACGCTCACATCCATGCTGCCTTCCATCGCCGCGCTCGTGACCATCGTCTGGACCGCGATCCGCATTTACGAAACCCGGACAGTGCAAGGCTGGCTTGGCCGGAAGCCGCCCGAGGAATGACCCGCCCGCTTGCCCTGATCGGCCTGGCCCCACTGGTCGCGCTGTTCGGGTGGGCAAAAATGACATTCGGGCTGGTCACGCTCATCGCGTTCCTGACCGGCTACGCAACCGCAAGGATGCAACGTGCAGATTGACCCGAAGCTCAAGGAATACGCGACCGACAGGCAGGCGGCCTATATCGACGCCATCAACCAGCATGGCGGCATCCGATCCGCCGCGGCGGCGCTTGACATCGACCATAGCGGCATCGTCCACGCCATGCGCCGGGTGCAGGCCAAGGCGGCGCGCCTCGGCTATGCTCCGGGTCATTTCGAGCACGGCGTTGCCCCGGGCTACCAGATGGGCAAGGTTACGGTCCAGCGCGGCGCAGACGGCTCCGTCGAGCGTGTATGGGAGCGGCAATCCCCCGACGACGCGCGCTGGCGCGAGGGCATGGAAGCGGCGATCGCGGCCATGTGCGAACGGATCAAACCGGTCAGCCCCGAGTTGCCGCCCAAGCTTACTCTCAAGCACCTGCTGACCCTCTACACCTTCACCGATTATCATGTCGGGATGCTCGCCTATCATCGCGAGGGCGGCGCAGACTGGGATGTAAAGATCGCCGAGACGCTGGGCACGGCCGCGATGCAGGCGATGGTCGCGCAATCGCCCGCTTCCGATACCGCAGTCGTCAACATCCAGGGCGATTTCCTGCACTGGGATGGGCTGGTCCCAGTCACGCCCAGCCATGGCCACGTGCTCGACGCCGATAGCCGGTTTGGCAAGGTCGTCGACGTGGCGATCCGCCTTATTCGGCAACTGGTCTCGCTGGCGCTGCAGAAGCACCGGAACGTCAAGCTGCTCATCTGCGAGGGCAACCACGACGTCGCCTCGTCGCTCTGGCTGCGCAAGCTGTTCGGCGTGCTGTTCGAGAACGAGCCGCGCGTCGCCGTCAACGATAGCGAGCTGCCCTACTACGTCATCGAATGGGGCAAGACCCTGCTCGGCTTCCACCACGGGCATCTGCGCAAGAACGACCAGCTTCCCGCGCTGTTCGCCGCGCAGTTCCGCGAATCCTGGGGGCGCTGTCCCAAGGTCTATATCCACACCGGCCACCGGCACCACAAGGAGGACAAGGAGCACGCCGGCGCGCGCGTGATCCAGCATCCGACCCTGGCAGCCCGCGACGCCCATGCCGCGCGCGGTGGATGGTGGAGCGAGCGCGCCATCACCTCGATCACCTATCACAGCCAGTTCGGCGAGGTGGGCAGTTCGACCGTGACCCCCGAGATGTTGGAGGCAGCATGATTACCGAGGAACAGGCCGGCCTATACCGGGTGCGCGACGATGACCCGTTCGGGGCCGACGAGGATCGACCGATCGCGGACTATGCCGACGCCTTCGCCACATCGCTGGAAAAGATCGCCCGTCAAATCAGGCGCGGCGATTGTGTAAGCGATCTGGGGCCGTGGGTTGTCCTTTTCGGCAGGCAGATGGAGCGCAGGATATGAAGCTGATTTCGGATTGGAAGGCCGCGTGGAAGCTTTGGAGCGTGCGCCTCAACGCGATCGGCCTGGCGCTGGTCAGCTGGCCGATGATCGACCCCAACAGCGCGCTCGCGCTCTGGCACGCCATGCCGCGCGAGGTCCGCGACATGCTGCCGCAGCAGACCGGCCAGATTATCGCCATCGCCCTGTTCGCCGCCGCCGCGGTCGCGCGCGTGGTGCGGCAGCCCAAGCTGGAGAAAGAGAATGTCGGAACAGAAACCGCAAAGCCGTAAGGGCGTCGCCGCCGTCATTGGCACGGCCGCCGCTGCGATCCTCATCCCGCTGGTCGCGCAATGGGAAGGCAAGTCGAATGATCCCTACCGCGACATCGTGGGTGTCTGGACGGTGTGCTATGGCGAGACAAAGGCCCCGATGCGCCGCTACTCGGATGCCGAGTGCAAGGCGATGCTTGACAGCTCTCTGGCAGGCTATGCTGCACCCGTCCTGCGATGCACGCCGACGATCCGCAACCGTCCCGGTGTGGTGGCTGCTGCTACTTCGCTAGCCTATAATGTGGGCACGCCGACCTATTGCCGATCGACCGCCGCGCGCCGGTTCAACGCTGGCGATATCGCCGGTGGCTGCCAGGCGCTGACATGGTTCAACAAGGCCGGCGGGCGCCGGGTGCAGGGCCTCGTCAATCGCAGGCAGGCGGAATATCGGATCTGCATCAAGGACGCGGGCGCGCCGCTTATCCGGGCGGGTGGGAAATGAGGGCGGCGAGCATATCGCTGAACCGAAGCTTGCGCGCTGCCTCGGCAACGCCGCCCTCACCAAAGACCCTCATATTGCGCATCGTGGAGAGGCTTTTCGGGTGCAATGCGCGGAGAATAACCGATGATGGTGTGGAGTGCAAGGAAATGAGGGCGGTAGAAGCGCAGCGCGCTGTGGTAGTCCATCGCCCTCGGATCGTTCCGCCGATGACGCGGGGGCCTCGCCGTAGCAAGGGCGGGATAGGTGACACCCTCCCCCGGCCAAGAACAGGACAATAACCCATGGGCAAGATGATTGCAACAGGACTTGGCAGCCTTCTCGATACTGCCGCCCCATGGCTGCGCTGGGTAGCGTTCGCCGTCATCATCGCTGCCTCTATCGCGGCGCTGTTGCTGGTGAACCAATGCAGCCGCCAGGAAGCCGCACAGAGCAAGCAGGACGCGCGTAGCGCACAGGCGGGCACCAAGACAGCGGGCGAGGCTCTGGACACGCTGCAAGAGGCGCAGGAACGGGACGCAGGGACAGACCGGATCGTCATCATCGGAAAGAAGGAAGTCGCAGATGCGAAGACTGATGTTGAGGCTGACGCCCGCGCTCGCGCTGCTATCTGTCGGCTGCGGACCTACGCTGGTCGCAACCCCGCCTGCGGATTGCCTGAGCTACCTGCCCGATAGCTGGCGAGAACCGATCCCCGGCGCACCGCTGCCCGATGGCATGGACGCACGGGCTTGGATGCAGTTTGGCATTGAACAGTCCGGGCAGCTCGACAAGGCGAACGGGCGCTCGGCTGACATCTTGCACATTGTGCGGACCTGCGAGGCCAATGCGAACAAGGCGCGGCCAAGGCGAAAGGTGCTAGGGGTGCTGTGAGGGCGGCTCCGGTAGCGGCATCCAGTGCGTTGGCGGGTTCGTTGGGCTAACTCTGCAACCCACCCATTCCGGCTGAAACAGCGGCATCCGCCTACCATTGAAGACGATGGTTTCGAGGCCGCTGAATTCCTGGCGAACTACCTCGACGCCATGGCCGGGGAAATACGCTAGAAACGGCCCTGTCCTGTCGCTGAGCTTGCGACGGGTCTCAATCGGTTGCCAATCCATATCCCTACCCTTCCCCACCCTTGCCCATATTGGCCCGCAAATTAGCGAGAAACGTCGCCAAAAATTCGCGGTCATTCCTGATGTGCCTGTGCATCTGGTCTTGGATCGCCAGAAGCTTGCGGGCTCGCGCGTCAGAGCGGGTGGCCATTAGTCGCTACCCATCCGACGGCAAGCACCAGTGCAAAATACACGGCGGTCAGAATATAGAATTCCGGCCTTTTCTTGCCGTCGCCTATTTCGCCCCGCGCAAAGTGAAAACAGCCCGCCCCGATGAACGAGAGAACGGAAACGCAAAGGATCACTGCAACAGGATGCATCACTCTCCCCCACCCTTGCCCATATCCGCGCTACCCATGCGGTCGATCATCGGGCTTCGCGGTTCATCCGGCATAGAGCAAAACGACATCGCAAAGCACGCCAGCATAGCCAGCGGCATGATGATGAACATGAAATTGCCCACCTTGATCGGGTCAGGCTGGCTCATCGCGCACCCCCATGGCGGCGATGGCTGCGCTAACGAATGCTTCCATGTTTTCCTCAGCTTCGTCATTGTCGCCAAAGTAAAGCGTTACCTCGCGCCGCCCCATGATATTGACCTTCTCAACGGCGTGGACTTTGGCCAGAACCCTCTCCACCACATCCTCGCCCACAGCAGGGCGGGCGGCGATGCGAGCATTGATGGCTGCGGCAAAATTGTCAGCGGCCTCGCGGTAATCAAAGTCAGCGCAGAAGCCGTCAATCTCGATCCGATAGAACGGCTCGCCCGGCTCGGTGCAAAAGTCGCCAGTCACCGTCTCGATCTCTCGCACCAGGACGTAATCACCAGCAGGGCGGGCGGATAGGGCGGCGAGGCGGTGGCGGGCGAAGGCTTGGACGGCATCGGAAAGGTCTGCCATCCCGTAGGCCATAGCTTCATCACCGGTCAGCTTAGCCGCCGCATCCCTGTCGATCTGTTCAATCTGCATTGCTCTTCTCCTCATTCTTGTAGCCGGGCAAAAAACGGACCCCGTGAGTGTTGACCTTGGCAGGTCGCCAGACGATGCCGCATTCCTGGCAGGCGTGCGTATGATGCGGCACTTCGGCAAATTCTTGCTCGTCGATGTGGCGGTGGCCGTTCGGGCAGAACAGGATCATAGGGATGGCGTAGTGCGGTTCGAGCTTGCCGTGTTCGAGCGTGAACGGATTGGCTGTCTTATCCATGCTGTGCCTCCCATGCGGTGAGGGCGGTTCGGAGGGCTTGTCGCGCGCCATCAAGCCTAAGGAGCGCCTGCGCCGCGTTGTCGTTGTCGATCATGCTAAGATAGGTCGAATGAGACCGCGTTGCCGCCAATGCGTCGATTGCCGTTTCAAGGTTCTTGACAGCCTCCACCAGCGCGGATGCGTCTGGCTGGGATGGGGTGGTCTTGCCGAACAAGTGAGACACCGTTTCGCAAAACACGCGGGCCGTCTCCGATGCGTCGGCAACGTCTCCGTCCACCCTGCCATCCGGGCGGAATGTCAGTAGGGTGCGGCTGCCAGTGACCATCGTGATGGTGTTGGGCTCGGGAGAGATTATCCCTGTCTCGGGGTACTCTGCCCAGTAACCAGCGCCAGTGATTTTCGGCTCCTCGGTCATTTCGTTGTATTGCGTCCGAAGTTCATCGATCAGCTTATCGTTCATCGCTCTTTCCTTTCTGGCTGATAGGCTGCCAGCCTGTCTGCTCGGTCATGTGGTGGGGCCTTTCGGTTGGTGACGGGGTTCCCATATCGCGTAGAGGCCGCATTCGGTGCATTGGCGCTGGTCATGCGTCTTGGCCATGTCAGCGGCCCATGCGTGCCAAGCAATGTAGCCATCGGGCTGGGCAGTGTGGCCATCGCAGGTGCGCTGCTTATCCTGTTCGGTCATGACGCACTCCTTGCGCGCGGGTCTTCTTGTGACCAAATTTCGCCGAACCCAGTGAGAGAAAGGCTGGCGATCATGTCGGCAGTCAGGCGGCAACCTGTTCCGCGTTCGTGGGCACGGCGCATCCGATTGAGGGCGTCATGCGCGCTATCACACCATTCGTCCGGCCCCTCCGCCCTCTCGATCCGGGCGGCTAGTTCGTTGTGGTCTGTCATTACTGCGCACTCCTTGCTAGACGGGTGATCTCGGCAACCTGGGTCACGTCAGCTCCACCAGCGTTAGATTGCCGGTCGCGAAGCAGCCCGTATCGATCCAGCTCATGTTGGCAGCGTGAACCGGCTCTTTCAGCGGCGTGTGGCCAAAATAGACGTGATCGACGCCTGCGATCGGATGCATAACCGCACCGCGCTTTGCCGACCCAATGCGATCCCTGCACCACATTGCGTAATCTTGGACCTGGGGTGTTTCGAGCCGCGCAAGAAACTCCCGCCAGTCCGTGCCCGGCATGTCAGCATGGACAAGGCCAATCCGCCGCCCGCTCGGCGTGGTCACAGTCATTGCAATGGGAAGGTTCTCGACACGATAGACCAGTTCATCACGCTCCGACTGGTCAAGCTGCGCAAACCATCCACCGCCATTGCAGACGTGCATGTCCGCATTGCCCTTGTTGGCTTCCTCCATCAGGACTTCATGGTTGCCCTTGATGCTGTTGAACCATGGCTCATCCAGCAGTCGGACGACCGCTGCGCTTTGCGGGCCACGATCAACTAGGTCGCCAAGCGCAAATAGCTGGTCGCGGCTTTTATCAAAGCCGACCGTCGCCAGCGCCGCCTCAAGCTGCTCTAAGCAACCATGAATGTCGCCGCACACAAACATACGCGGCGTCGTGGTCACATCGTGGTCAGACTGTTCTTGCTTGTTCGCCAT